AAGCCGGTCACGGCGGCGATGGGGCCGGACAGGCCGGACAATTGGCCCGCGAAGCCGTTGAAATCGATTTTGCCGATCTTGTCAGCGACAGCACCGAACACTTTCTCCAGCGGCGGGCCGATCTTCTGCGCCAGCTGAGCAATCTTGTCAAACAGCGCGGTGATGAGCGGTTCGACGGCCTGCACCATCTTGATGACCGCGCCGCCGACACCGCCGAAAGCCACGATGAGATCATTGCCGACCGAAGTCTTCAAACCCGCGATCTCATGCTGGAGAATGGTCATCTTGCCCTGCGGGGTCTGCGCCAAGGCCTTGTTGATGCCGCCGAAGTTGGCTTCCAAGACCTGCGCGGCCATGGCGGCCTTTTCGGACGCGCTGCCCTCCTGCAGGACTTTCTTCTGCGCGTCCGTCATGGTCACGCCATATTTAGACAGTGCCGTGGCGTTGCCGGTCATGACCTTGCCGAGCAGGTTAGCTATCTGCACGCCATCCTGCGCCGTGGCGTTGTATCCCTTGTTGTTGGCGATCATGTCGGCCAGGGCGGGCGTCAACGTCTTGACCTGATCGGCCGTCAGTGCGAAGGTGCCGAGCTGCGCCTGAGCGGCCTTCAAGGTGCCGCCGGATATGACGCCGGTCTGACCAAGCGTCTTATTCAGGCTGAGCAGTGACTTCTGCTCTTCGTCCGCCCAATTGTTGTTCTTGGCGACCTGCTGGAATTTCGCGGTCACCTCTCCGGCCTTGAGCGCCGCATCGACGGACTGGCGTCCGAAGTTGACGAGGTATGCGGCCGCTGCGGTGGCCGCGCCGGACACGACGGTGGCCATGCCCTTCGCGGCGTTGCCGATACCCGACACGGCCTTGGACGCGAAGCCGGACGCCTTGCTCAAACCGGAATGCAAGGCGCTGCCGGCTTTCGTCGCCGCGTTCCTCGCCCCCTCCGGCAAGGCGTTCCATACGGAGGAGAACCTCCCCTTGACGGAGGAGGCGACCTCTCCGGCCGTCGCGTCGATCTTCTGCACTGCGGCATTCACGCCTGGAATTTTGCCGACGATTTGCTGTGCCGCCGACGTGACGCCAGACGCCAGACGGATGAAAGCGTTCTTGGACTTGTCCGACTCTGCGGCCAATTGCGTTTCGAGGTCCTTGAGCCGTCCCTGCGCCGTTTTGAGGTTGTCGGACGCCGCCTTGAGATTGTCGGCCGCCGCCTTCTGCCGGATCTGCGCCTGCTCGAGTTTGATGGCTGCGGCCTGCGCCTGGGTCGAATCGGCCCCGTATTTCTGCGTGGCGGCGTTCAGCTTCTCCTGCGCGGCCTGCACTTGCACGCCGGCGGCCTTGAATTTCAGCAGCGCGTCAGTATTCTTCTGCGATGCTTGGGCCACGTCCTTCTTAAAGGATTTCAAAGCCTCGGAATTCAGCTCGGCGGCACCGCTGTTGAACCCGTTTTTGAAGGCGTTGCCGATCTGCTTGCCTTGCTGCGCACCATTGAAGCCCTTGCCAAAGGCCGTCTTCATGTCTCCGACGGCCTTGCCGGTCTCTTTCGCCACGTTCTGGCGGAAGCCCTTCATCTGCGGGAAAATGCTCACATGCGCGGAGCCAAGCTCACTGCCGCCGGCCATGACAGCCTCCTCTATTCACTTGTCTTTTTGAAGCCGAAGATGCTGCTCATCGACTCCAAAGCCGTCCGACGCTCCTCATCGGTCACTTCGACGTGCTTTTCCCCAGCTTTTTCGGGTGCGAGGTCACCAAGCATCGACGTGCCGCCAGCCTGAATCGCGGTGATGATAGCCGTCGCATCCATCGGCAGCACCATATGCACGGCAGTCATGCCGCAATACGTCGATGGGTCCGCCGAAAGGCTCTCCCACAAGGCGATCGCGTCCGCGTAGCGGAGTCTGCCGCCCAGATCGGCCTGCAGACTCCATCCACGCGCCGCGAAATCAGCCCTTATTCGATTGCCGTCTTCCCCTTGGAGGAGCTGGCAGAAGCCGACGATTTTCCCAAATCAGCTCCCTGCACCTTGGCAATGATTTCGCCATAAGCGTTAAGGATGTTCATCGGCACCATGACTGGCTCCTTAGCCAGCTTCTTGGCCGCCTCCGCGCCGGCGAAAGCAGTCAGCATGTCCTTCAACGTCTGGATCTGCTCGACATCCGACTTAATGTCGGACAGCTTCACGAAATCATCAATCGACAGCGCCAAGGGCAGCTTGTAAATGTGGTCATGCGGTGCCAAAAACCATACGGAGCCGTCCTTGATGAGATGCTTCACGTCCATCTGCGTGGCGACAGCCTCAAGCGCCTTGTCCTCATCCTCCTGAGTCCAAGCGTCGAAGTCGGCGGCGGAGGGCATCACATTCTTGGTCATTTCTTCCTTCTTTCAAACGACTGTAAAAATTCCTTTGCTCCACTGGATGAAGAGGAAGAATCCCAGCACATGCGAAGATAGGAAGAATCAATGTCAGTCGGTGACCGGCTGAGACTCGGAATCATCAGCCTGATGATCGGAGGCATGAGGACCGGACGAAACAGTCGGAGTCACGAAGGACTCCAAATACTTGCTGTTGCCGGAATCGCAGGCGTCATCCTGGATCCATTCGATGGTCCAGGCGTCGCCGGTGTTCTTGCCGGCAGTCTCCTGCCCCTGCTCATTGCCGGTCAGATTCACGACACCCAGACGGCGGCGGTGCGTGCCGTTTTTGAAAACGGTCTCCTTGTAGCAGAACCACTTGCCATCCTGAATCACATCGGTCACGTGATAGACGCCATTGGCGTCCGGCTTTCCGATGGTCATCTGGCGCGTGATGCTGTTATCCTCGGCCACGGTGAACTGTTCGGTCAGCGAAGCCTTGCCATTAATGCCGTAGCCAGGCTGGTGGAACTTGATCGCATCATCGGCATCACGACTGTCCTGCGGTGCGCCATCCTCGGTGATAAGGCCGACGAAACCGCCTTTGCTGAAAATCTTGTCCAAGCCGGTCTTCACGTCGGCCACGGTAGGCGCGATGAGATCAGCGGTCAGCTTCTGAGTCGCGTCATAGGGTGCGAAACGGTAGGCGCTTGTCACCACGATCTTCGCGGAGCTAAGGTCATTGCCTGCTGAATCAGCTGCCATATTTTGTCCTTTCAAACAAAAAGGCGCTGAAACACTTGGTTTCAACGCCTTAAAAATTCAGAAAAACTTAAATTATTGGAATTCCCCAATAGCGGAGAATTCGAGAATCAGATAGCATCTGGCGATATTCGCATCCTCGGCCACGAAATACGGACCATTGCACCCGTCCTCTTCGATTGCCGCGATCGGAGAACCGTCAATAGAGCAAATCGCCGGGTCGGTGAGCAGACCGTAGATTCTGGCCGCCAAGTCACGGCAGGGTTTCGGAGCGGCACGAGCCCCGTAGCGCACGGTCACGCCGACGCTCCGGTCGAAGAGCACGCGATTCGACTGCGAGCCGCCATCATCACGCACCACGACGAGCGGCCGTGAGCCGTCGTAATCGTCCGGCTCGCGATTCGAAACGATGATCGTCGGGAAAGACGGCTTAAGCCTGGCACGTAGAAAAGAGCAGATCCACAATTCAATGTCTGGCGGAAAGACCATGGTCATGTTTTGCCTGCCTTCAACGCCTTGCGGAGATTGCCCGTCTTCGATTCCACGAGCAGGGTCTTCTTGTCGGTGCCGACCACCATGCATGTGGTTCGATGCTCGTGCTTGACCTCCTTGATCTGGAGGCCATCGCGATACGCGCCGGTGTCCGCCGGAGCATGTGCTTTCGCATATTCGAGCGTCTTCTCGGCGGCACGACGTGTCATGGCCTTGACGCCAGCCGAATTTAAAATCTCGTCAAAATATCTGTCGTTGAATTTGACCATCACTCCCAAAAGCCGTCACCCCCTGTATTCGGATAGTGGAATCTCGATCGTCGGCTGCCATGATGTGAAAGCATTCGCGTCACGACTCGGATAGCCGCTGACCTCCCAACGTCGCCCGTCATCCGGCAACGCCTGAATCCTGTCACCCGGCATGATGTCGAGAGTCTGATCAGGAGACGTGAGATAAGCCGCGCTCGTGGTCTGCTCTCGCAGACCGTCTGGCGTGCGCGTGCTGCTGGAGCTGGCGAGAGCGCCAGCGAAATCCAAAGTTTCCGGATTAGACCAGTCCTCGCCAGCCTGCTCGCCGGAATACGAGTCATCGACCTTCCGCGCACGAAGTCGCCGCCATTTGGTGGCACCCAGCATGCTGAAGGACGAGCCACGGCCGAGATAATCCAACGCGGAAGTCACGGCTTCACCCCCCACGACAAGCGGTAAGGCTGCAACGTGCGCTTCTCAGAATCGAAAAGCGCCACGTTAGGCACGCCACCATCGGAACCTGACCGGTAGGTGACGCTTGAGCCATTCGTGGATTGGGAGGATACCGTGCCGGGCACCTGCATCACACGAGACGCGATGTCCAGCAGGATCATCTGCACTTCCGGCACGTCCTCCAAATCCCAGCCATCAGTGATGGTCGCTTCCACACTCCCCGGCAGATCAGGGAAGGTGGCGCCATTGACCAGCACAAGGCTCCCAGCCTCGCTGAAACGCGCGTCCTGCACGTGTTCCACGCCATCAAGCTTCAGACTTGAAAGCGCGGTCACATGCTTGGATGGCAAGAGAAGCGAGTCACCGCCATGACCATCCAAGCGAATCGTGCGGGTGACGGAAGGCGCGACATGCCAGCCGCAATGCTTGCGAATCGCAGCCTGAGCGGCCCTCATCTTGAAACCGGCATCGACTTGGAAAGAGTCGGCGCTTGGAATCAGATCACCAATCACGGCAGTCATGCCGCACCCCCAATCACTTACTTGGCTGCCATCAGGCCAGCGGCCACCAGAGAATCGATAAGCGCATCGAATTCCTGCTTGGTCGGCGCGGTAGAAGCTGCCTTTGGCACATTCTTCGCCACCGGAAGAGAGACGGCACCGCCGATAGTGACCGGCTTGCCCTTGGCGTCAAGCGCCACAAGCTCCGCCACGTCCTGCGTCTTGTCGACGTTCGCCTCTTTCGGAGTGGCGAAGCGCACGTACTTCTGCGTCATGATCAGGCCGCCTTACCGAGAGTGACCTTCACGAAGGCCTTCGGATACTTGACCTGCAGGCCCAGACGCTCGGAGACGCGGCACTTCTGCTTGAAGTGCAGGAAATCGTCATTGTCGGAGTCGGTCATCTTCACGACCAGACCACCCTTGCGCAGCACCTTGGCGCTTTTGAAGGCACCGACCATCGCGGTGCCTTCGGTGATGGCGGCGGTGGCCACGGTCGGGATGTTCCACAGCTTGGCCCCATCGGTCAGGTTGAGGTAGTTGCCGTTCGCATCCTTGGCGATGGTCAGCTTCCAGAAGTCAAGCGGATTCATCACGTAGGCGTCGGCTTGGAAGTTGGTGGTGGTGGTAATCTGCAGGGCCGCCTTGGACAGGCGGTCGGCGTCGGACAGTCCATCCTTATCCATCGTCTGAATTTCACGGTTGAACAGGCCGGTCAGATTGTTTTCACTGCCATTACCGGACAGCAGCTGCGATTCCTCCTGCAGCTTCAGGTCATACTGCGCGGCATCGTTGATTTCGCCGATGACCCAGGACAGATCATCCATCATGTCCTCGCTGATGCCGAAGAAGCTGGCCACCTTGCCGATCTTGTCCTGCTTCCAAACCGGGTCCTTCCAATGGACCTGCGGAGCGGCGCCGGTCTCCTCGACCATCTTGGCGTTGCCTTCCAGCTCATCGAAAACCGGATACTGCAGGACGGTGCCGGTGATAGCGCCGGTAGAGAACAGGTCTGCCACGACCAGCGGACGATGATACGGGCGAGCAGGCTCGGTATCGGTCTGGGTCAGATACGGCTTGTAACCGTCAGACGGCGCACCCTCGACATTGGTGTCGGTGTTCGCCTTGCACTCGACCTCGTAACCATGAGCGATGGCGGACTTCACGTCAAGGCCCGCCGTCTGCATGGACTGGACGTAATATTCGCCGACGCTCTTGGCATGGATGGCATCGGAGCCACCGACATGCCGCACACCAGACTTGGCGTTGAGCTGGCCGATCTGCGTGAGCAGATCATCGGCCTGCTTCATACCGTCCATCTGACGGTCGATGCCCTCGATCTCAGCCAGCGCGTTCTTCACGAATGCGATGGTGTCGCCATCCGCCTTACCAGCGGCCAGCAGACCCTGCTTCTCCTCGAGCTGCTTGACAAGCGCGGCTCGCTTTTCCTTGAGAGATGCCATTACGGTCACTCCCCTTTCCGCCCGACTTGGGCAATCTTGATTGCGAGTTGCAACGCTTCCGCTTCGGAAAAGCCGTCCGGCTCCTCGGACTTGGCCCCTTCAGGCTCCTCGTTCTTGGCTGCACCGGCATCCGATGCCTTCGCATCGTCACTCTGGTCATTGTCATTGTTGTTGTCGGACTGAGTGGTGTTCTCAGCCACGAAATCCTTGAGTTTCTTCGCCTGACCTGTCAGGTCATCGGCGATCTGCGAGAGAATGTCTAGATTCTTCTGCGAGAGGGGGCGTCCGGTCTTCAACCGGCTCAGCGCGTCCTTCACGTCCACGATGCCGGTATCCTGATTCGCTCCGATCGGCACGAAGGACGCCTCATACACCTTCAATTCGCGCAGTTCGTTCGCTTTGGTGCCATCATCAAGCTCAACCTCGCCCTCGTCCACCACGTCGAACGCGAAGGACAGTTGACTCAGACGCTTTTCCTTGATCAAGTGGTAGACCTGCGCAGCTTTCGGAGAGTCCATGTCGAAATGGCCTTTAATCCACCAGCCGTGATCGTCCTCGCCCATCGAATCGACGCCGCCGATGTTGTAATCGGGGTCATCCATACGATGCCCATACAACACCGGCAGCGTGTTGCCGCTGTCCTGCCATGCCTTGATCGTCTTGCTGAACGCGCCGTTCGCCACCACGTCACCGTAACAGTCGGGTTCGCGGGTGAAAGTGGAAGGGTAGGCGATGAATTCGCCGTCCTTGAGCGCCGAGTCCTCGCCGTCGGCCTTGAATCGGCAATCGAAATCCTTAAAGTGCATCATGCACCTCCTTGAAATGCGTTCGCATGTCCTCTGTCTCCTGCAATGCCCTCACACCGGCATCGAACTGCCCCAAACCGGCCTTGATGGTCAGGTCGGCCTGCAGTTCGTTCTGCCATTTGAGCCATTTGATGTCATCGACGCCCATACCGGCGCCGAAACGTGATCTGACGCTCTTCTCCAAGCGGTCGCGCCAAGCATTGACGATTGCCGCTGTTTTCTCGCCGTCGTCCGATTCAATGGCCGAACCGTCGGCTGGACGCGACGGGTCACCGCCATCCTGCGGGCTTGACTGGCCGCCCTTGGTGACATTGAGCGGCACAACCAGTTCGTCACCGCCATCGACGCGCGGCAGATTCTGACTGGCGCGCGCCTCGTTAGGCGTAATCCACGGAGCTCCCACCGAAGTGCTCATCACACTGGCCTGCTCCTCGAAATCGCCGGAAAGCTTGCTGCGGATGTCGAATTCGATGTAATTCACGTCCGGCGCACCGACCTTCGGAGCGAGGAAAGTATTTATCCTGTCCTCGATCATGCGCATGGTCGGACCAAGCGTCTCGGAATACAGCATCTTGCGGAATTCCTTGGTATTCGAGAAATTCGCGTTATCAAGGATGCCGACCATGACCGGCGAGACGTGGTAGACGCTTGCGACAGTGGACAGCGAAAGCTTCGTGACCTCGCTGAATTCCTCCTCGCGAGCATTGAAGCCCAAACGCTTCAACTCCATGCCATCCTCAAGCAATGGCGTGGCGCCGGCCTGCGCTCCCCTGTCGGTGAATTCCTTCCACCCGCGCATGAAACGCTCACGGTCGTCGTCATTCCATTCCGGCGCATCCTTCGGACGCACCAGCACGCTGCCGATACGGCCGCCGCGCTTCCACACCTGAGTGCGATACGACCATGCCTGAATCTGCTCGTTGATAATGTCCTTCAAGGCCCTCACGGGAGTAACGCCCTGCGTCGGGTCATCAGGGTTCCACCCGTGGAACACAAGCATGTCATCGGCCGGAACATCATAGTATGACGTGCCTAAATCAGGATAAACGCGATAATAGGCCGGCTGGAACACACTGCCATCACGCTTCGCCTGCACCCAGCATGGCGGAATCGGCTGAATCTGCCAGCTACCGAACTTGTCGGCATCCCGATCAGGCGTCTGCATGACAACCCAGTAAGCGTTATCGTAAAGCGCCAAGTCAGCCACAAGCTGACGCATCAACTCATAGCCCGTCATCGTGCTATTCGGCTGCTTCAGCAGATTTATCAGCACATCATCGGTCACACGCTGCCTGTCTGTGTCGCTGACACGCTCGAATTCCTTCAAACCGACCTGAGCGACATTCCGCGCCAGAAAAGTAATCACGGTACGCAAATGCGGCTGCGTCTTGAAAAGCTCGGCCTCCGTCTGACCCTGAATCACGGCCATCTGGTCAGACAAATCAAAGGAAATGCTGTAGCGCGGCTGGAAAACGTTCCTCAAGGCGTTCCAAAGGCCCATAAGACACCTCCAATCGCTTCAAAAAATCAAAGAATCATCAATCCATGTCCCGAATAGGCGGAAGCCTTAGCCGGTTCGGCATCCACAGCCTGCATGGTCTCCAACGCATACAATGCCTGCGATTCGGCCACCAAGCCGGAAATCTGCAATGCTGATTTAGTCCTGTCCCACACCTCGACCTCGCCGAGTCTTCGTGACACGGCCACACTCACCTGCTGTTCGATGGCGGACTGCGGAAGATGCCGCAGCTTTCCCTCGCGCACACGGTCGTGGAAACGGCCGCAGCACGCACCCAGACGGAAGCCTTCGATGAGATGCACCGTCCACCCTTTTTCAGTGAGCGGGTCGATGAAGTCAACTGCCGGACAGCCCTTGCCCTGCACGGCAATCTCACAAATCGACGGCCAGCTCTCACGAAGCAGGTCGAGATAATGCGGCACCCACAGCATGCCGTCACGGCGAGCTATCAGCTCAACATGAGGCAACCCGTCCGCACGCATTCCGGCGGCGGCCACATACGTGGTCTTACGGTCCGCGCTCGTGTCCACGGACAGGACAACACGATTGCCGTCAGGAATCGTGGAACGCGAGTCGATGCCGCTGGCCCACATTTTCGGGCTGATGAAAGGAATGATGTCAGCCGTGACCCATTGGCACAGGACCTCGGTGCGGAACGCGGCCTCGGTCATGCCGTCGATATCCGACCGGACGCTCGTCACTGTCATCGGCCCATAGCCGAGTGACGGATTCGCCTGACGGATAGCGTCGGCATCATCCACCGGACACTTGTCAGGCGCAGACCACTCGAAATACCCGAACGATCCATCCTGCTCGCCGGACAGGAACACGTCGGCCGGATTGCCACCGTCGGCACTCAGGCGCGTCCACTCGTCAACAAGCTTGCGGCCCTTGTCCACCTGCTTGCGCAACGCGACGGAACGATAGTCACCAGCGTTCGAAATGCCCCATAATTGGCTCGACCAGACGGCCTTCGTGGTCTGGCTGACGGCATTCCAGCCATCATCCGTATGCTGCTCACGAAGCTCATCAAACACCACGCGCGCGGCCGACTTGGCTCGAATGTTCTTATCGGCACGGACGATATACCGGGCCTTGTTCCGCGCGATGATCGCCTCCTCGCCGTTCGTGTTGACGAATTTCTGCGTCATCGCGGCGAGATCCGGAATCACCAGATCCGCTTCCTCATCAGTCGAAGGCTGAGGATTGCACCACTCCTTGACCTGATTGTAAGGGCCCTTGGCATTGTCCAACGTCTGCGCTGCACCAACCACCAGGAACTTCACCGGCGGCACCCTATCCGGATGCTTGTTGGAATCGACGAACAGCCACCACGCG